ATGATCAATTATCCTCTGCAACAGCCAGTCAACGTGGCATCCGGCGCAGTCGCAACTCTGCGCGTTCCGGCTGGCGGCTCGCAAACGCTGGTGGGCATCATGCTGGCCCTGTCGGGCACCACCTTCACCAAGGCGAATATCGGGGCCATCAAGGTGAAGATCGGCCCCCGCCTCATGTGGGACCTGACCATCGCCCAGCTAAACGCCATCAACAACTACAAGGGCAACGCGGATCAGACCGGTTTCCTGTACCTGGACTTCACCGAACGCGACCAGGCCATTTTCCCCGTGAAGGAAGTGGGCGGCATCGACCTAACCGCCGCGCTGCCCGTGGGTGATGTGATCGTTGAAATCACCATCCTGGGAACCGCCGTCGCTCCGAAGATCGATGCAACCGGCTTCTTCGAGCCCAGCCAAAACAACCCGCTGGTGCTCAAGTTGCTGAACTTCCCGGCATCCAGCGCGGTCGGCGGCAAGGTGACCCTGCCACTGTCGTTCCGTGGTGCGCTGCTCAAGCGCCTGCACCACCAATACGCCGGCACCAACTTCACCGCCAGCGCAAACGGCAACCTCAACCGCGTGGAAGTGAAGAAGAACGGACAAGTGATCTGGGACCAGACCTGCCTGGCGAACCGCTTCCTGCAAGTGCAGCAGAAGAAGGCTCCGCAGGCGCAGTTCTACATAACGGACTTCATCATGGACAACAACCACGATGCGCACGTGACAACCGTCAGCAACGTGGCGAATGGCACAGCGCAGGTGTATGACACCTTCGAGGTGAACACCTACCTGACCGCCGCGGATTCGGTCAACACCGTGGTCGAGGTGCTGGACGCCATCACCAACCTGTAATCGGGGGACGACATGGACCCGATCAACTCGGCAGTGTGGCCGAACGGTGTACCAGACCAGCTTTCGCCGCAGCAGATGAACCCGCAGGCGGCAAACTGGGCGGACCTGTTCCTGTATGGGCTCTCGGGCGCAGCGGTCAATGCCGCCTACAACCTGTCGAACACCGTTGGCGCGCCGCAGAGCGGCCCGACCATCGGTGTATCGGTCGGCACAAGCGGAAACATCATGCCGCTGCTGATCCTGGCGGGCCTGGCTTACGTGGTGTTCTCGAAGGGCTAAAACATGACGATGCCAATGAGCTTTTCGGCATCGGCGGCGGCGCAGTCGGGGAGTTCAAACTTTTCGACGCTCACGCCATCGGTGCTGACGCCGCTCAACTTCGATAATTCGGGCTGGGTGGTGCAAATCAAGAGTTCGGGCAACCCGTCCGCGCAAGGATCGACCGGCGCGAACGGAGGGGGGCTGAATTCAGCACCGGTGGGCTCCACGGCTGCACCACGCTTGAATATGACGCTGATTACTGGGGCTCTGGTCGTATGGCTGCTGCTGCGGAACAACTGACCTTTGCCCGTTGCGATATGGGCGAGGTGTGGCACCTGCTGAAAGCGGCGCGTACAGAGCGCGTGAAGACGAACCCAGCTGAAACGCTGGATCAGTTAATGGCGCGTGGCGAGGCATTCAAGGTGGTGCTCGACGGGGAAATCGTTGGCGCGTACCTGTTGGAAGTTCATGGGCCTGAAGTATGGATTCTTCTGGCTGGTGGAAAAGCACCGGTTGACCTGGCGCATTACGGCCTGGCGATGATCGAAAGCCAGGCGCAGGAATTTGATTCAATCGGCTTCCAGACGCGACGGCCAGGCCTGATAAAGAAAGCCAAGCGCGCCGGCTTCGAGGTGGCAGCGGTGGTGATGAGAAAGAGACTGCGATGAGCGATAGCAACAGCGATTCGTCCAACAAAAGCGAAACAACGACGACGAACAACACCACGTATGAAGATAAACGCAACGTGGCGAGTGAGGGTGCGGTGGCTGTTTCGGGCGACGGCAACACCGTGACGAACAGCTACCAGACAACCGACCTGGGCGCGGTGCAGGCTGGCGTTACGCTGGCCGGCAACGTTGCGACGAAGGCTCTAGACCTGACGAATACCGGCCTGGCCGGGGTGCTGGACGCCATGAAGGCAAGTGCCACCGCGAACAAGGAAATTTTTGACCAGACACTGAAGCTAGTGGGCGATAACACCAAGGATACGAAAGAAGCATTCGTCAAGGCCACGGAAGAAGTCAACGGCAATCGCGTGCTCGTCGGCATGGGTGTGATCGCTATCGGCTTCGCGCTGGCGAAAGGGGCTTACAAATGATGAATTTTCCGCTGAACTTGGCAGTTGGCTTTGCGCAGCCGGTCAATCAGGTGGGCAACTATGTCTACTACAAGGCCGGAAGTGCTGGCGGTGCTGACCCTTCGATCAAGGTGAAAACCGACCAGGGCGACGAATACATTTTGATGCCGGGCCAGGGGTTCCGGCTGGACAAAAAGACATTCACCAATCTGCAAGTGACAAACGCTGGTGGAGTGGCAACCATCATCGGCTTACTGATGATCGCAGACGGCGGCTTCTTCGACAACCGGGTAACGGGATCGGTGGAAGTGATTGACGGTGGCAAGGCGCGAACCTTGGCGGGATCGGCATTCATCGGCACTTCAAATGCAGCGGCAACCGCTGGGAACTACGGTTTTGTGCAGCTCTGGAACCCACCTGGAAGCGGGAAAAACATAATTGTCGAGCGGATCACGGCTAGCAGCGCAACAGCGGGGGCGTTCGGCATGTTCGTGGCAAACGTCGCCATTGCAAACAGTTCTGGCGTAACACCGGTATCGAAAAAAGCTGCTGCTGGTGTCCCTGCATCGGTCACACAAATTCGATACGAGATAAACGCAGTAGGAACGGTTACCGGTTCGTCTGGCTTCATGGATAGCCGATCAAACCAGGCAAATAGCTCGGTCGAATTCAAGGTTGTGGAGCCGATCATCGTAACTCCTGGCTACGGAGTGCATGTAGGAACTGGCGTGACAAACCAAGATATACGGGCGGTCTTCGAATGGTTCGAGGAATCCAATGCGTGACGATCTGTTGATCGTGGCCGGGCTGCTGGTAGCCGCATATGTCGTGATGAAAGCGGACAGCCAGGGATCACCGATCAGCGAATTCACCCTGACCACGGACCTGACAGCCGGGGATGAGCAATCGAATTTTATTGAGGATGCGGCAGACAATATGCAAAGCATGATTACCGGGTGGCCGGCAGGGTCCGGCCCCTATCAACAACTCATCACGGACAGCGCGAACGCCAACGGCCTGCCTGTGTCGATCTTGGCCTATCTCCTGTGGAAGGAAAGCCGCTACCGCCAGGAAATTATCGACGGAACGGTGCGCAGCCGTACCGGCGCGATGGGCATTGCCCAGTTCATGCCGGCCACGGCTCGCGAAGAACTGGGCAGTGAGGGCGCCGCACTGGACCCCGCGCAAGCAATTCCCGGCGCGGCACGATACCTGGCGAAGCTGGTGCGCATGGCCGGATCGCTGGCAGGTGGCCTGGCCGCATACAACTGGGGAATCGGCAACGTACAGCGCAAGGGACTGGCCGCTGCGCCGGCAGAAACCGTGGACTACTACACCACAATCATGAAGAAAGCGGGGCTCGCATGAGCAAGGCAATGAGCGGGGGAGGGGGCGGAAACAACGATATTCTGCTGCTGGGAATCGTCATCATCGGCGCGATGATGTTCTCGCGCACGGCACGCGCACAGCAGCAGACAGCGCCGCGCACTGTGTACGTGCCGGCCAGCGCTTCGGGCGCAAGCGGAACCGGCGCTGCGCAGATCGCGGGCGGCATCGCTGGCGGCCTGGCCGCGTGGCTCGGCAACCTAGGGGCGGCTGCTGGAAGCATCAACACCAATCCGGGCAACGGGTACGACACTTGGAACGGCACGGCAACCGTGCAGAACTCGTTCGGACTGTATGGCCCCATCGGCGGCACCGCTGAAGACCCCTGGTACGGCTGATGGATCGCGGCGACTTCATCATGCTGGGCGTCGTGGCCGTGGCCGTGGTGGGCGCGGCTTACTACGCAAAGAAGAAAATCGGCGCGATGATTCCGCCAGTCGTGCAGGACGGCGTGCAGGCGGCAGGACTGATCGGTTCCAACTTCGCCAATATACTGACCGATCCACTGGACGCCTTTGGCGTCCGGCCACCGGTTAATAACGTGTGGGTCATCACTACGCCTTGGGAAAACCCGAACGACCCAGTGAGCAACAACAGCAGCGGGATGAATTTCAACTACTTTTGAGAGGAAAGATATGGATCGAATCAAAGAGCCCAGCACCTGGGCGGGCCTGGGTATCCTGGCGCAAGTCATGAAAGGATTCTTCCCGGCGTACGCGCTGGCCCTGGATGGCGTCAGCGCGGCTGCTGGCGCACTGGCCGGCGTGCTGACAGAGAACAAGGGCAAGGCCATCTGATGGAAGTCACGTCCGAACTCATCGGCCAGGTGTTGACCGCGCTTGCAACGGGCTCGGGCGTGTATGCGGGCATCCGTGCCGATATCAAGGCACTGCGGGAAAAGGCTGACCGCGCCCAGAACACAGCCGACACAGCGCACAAGCGCATTGACGCAATCTATCGGAGGGAAAAATGAAACGACGCACGCCGCCGCGCAAGGCAAACGGCCAATTCCGCAAGCGCAAGAAGTGAAAAAGCCCCGGATTACCGGGGCTTTTCGTTTGTTGGCCAACAGATCAGGCCGCGCAGGTGAACTGCAGGGTGACCTCATAATCGTTGTCGTCCGAAAGGGTTGGAACCCAGGCACCGACATAGGATGCCAGCTTGCCAGCGGTGGCCAAGTTTTTGTTGGTGTCCTCGCTAACGACACCCTTGTATTTGGTCTGCGTGCTGACCACTTCGAGCCGTCTGCTTTGCTTGTCGCACGCGGCCTGAGCAGCCTTGAGCGCGGCGCCCTGGGCGGCGTTCTCATCTTCGCCGAAACCGGTAGTGCGGTACTGACCACCGGCTATAGGCATGACGTTGGCGGGCTTGGTGGATGCGCAGGCCGACAGGATGAGGGCCAGGCTAATAGCGGACAGGTGTTGCATCTTCATTTCTTATTTTCCTCGTTAGATGATGGCGTTTAAAGCAAATCTCGCATGGTATGCCGGTTGCGGACGGTCTATGATGGATTCAAAGTCCCCCCGGAGCTTCGCCGCCTTGATCTTATCGACCACGCCCCAAGTGCGGACGTAGTTGCGGTAAGAGCGCTCCGGCGAAAGCCATCTTGGTGAGATAGCCTGGACCCATCGAAACACGTCTTCCTCTGTGACCGGCACCTCCCCAAATAGGTCTCGGCACATAGTTGTCTATTTTGCAAATTGCGGGGCCATTTTGGGCCGGTTTGTAAATCTGCGTAAAGAAGAAAAGCCACCTAAAAAGGTGGCTTTTTTCTGGGTGCTGAGTAGGTGCGTCTGGAATTTTACATAATACAAATTATGCGAAATCGGCGATATTCCAAATGCGGGAAAGCAACCACATAAATTCTCGCAATTTGGGAACATATTTTTCTTGGCAACCACCTATCAACCCAGATAAACGAAACGCGAGCCACATATGAGATATCCCAATATCAGATACGGCCACCAAGGCGAACTTGAGTTTTGGATGCAAGGACATTCAGTAAAGGAAATTGCCAAACGGCTTAAACGTTCTGAACGATCCGTGCATGATTGGCTGCACGGCAAACGGAAAATACCTTGGTGGGTTCCAGAGATTCTCAGGCTCCAGCACTACGAATACCAAGATCGACTCAGGCAAATGGGCTTCAAAGCGCCTAAGACAAAGCTGGCCATCGCTACCGCCGACATCCTAGAGTTTCCTAAGCCCCCCGACCCGACAAGCGCCCCAAGAAAGCCCTCGAACCAGTACGCCGAATTCACCCCAACCAGCGCCCGCTAACACGGTGCTATACTGACTGAAAGCAGCCCAATGGCAACTACACTTTTTGATACCCACGAATACGTCAAACGACTTGAAGCCGCTGGAATTCCCAGGGACCAAGCCGAAGCCCACGCAACCGGTCTTGCAGAAGCCATGAACAGCGAACTCGTAACAAAATCAGACCTCAACGCATTCCGAGCCGAAGTATCAAACAACTTCGCCTCAGTAGCTACAAGCTTCGCCGAGGTACGCGGCCAGTTCGAACTGCTTAAATGGATGCTTGGTTTTATGCTGGCTGGCACCGTGGGGATTTTGTTCAAGATTTTCCATTGACAAGCGCCCTACTCTTTACCAAACAAAAAGCCCCGGATTTCCGGGGCTTTTTTCTTTTCAAATCGCTTATACACAGCGCCAGGATAAGCAAACTCGGGTGAGTTATAGCCTATCTGGGAGCGTTGTAGATTTTGTCAGCTTAGGTTCATCTAGCAATTTCGCTTTGTATTGCATCAATTGAGCCTCATCAATGTCAAATCGATTTAACCATTGTTCCGCAGCCCAACCGATCAATCTAGGCTCCCCATGCACTGACGTACTGTGCAAGCTAATCTGAGGCGAGCGAACTTCCTTAAACAACATGTTTGGCAAGACCAAGCTAGCAGGCATCGGCTGATCTGTCGGCGCAGCATCGGGCTTGGGACCAGCTTGAACGACTAAGCCGTTACCATAATCGTAGAGCGCAAACCAATTCATAGGAAGCTCAGACCGAATGGTCGTAATACCACCAATCTGCTTCACCATTTCATGGTTTACCGCCGTTAGCCATGAGACAGTCTTTATACCATTACGAGCATGTCTAGAGCCACCAACCGGCTCACCCGCATCAAAGCCCTTCAATTTTTCAGACAGATAGGCTTCAAAGGGCTGATTATCCTGTTCCCGTGGAGCGGATAAGACAAGTCCATATCCAGCATACCCATGTATTGCATTTAAACGACGAGCAAAATTAACAAACAATTTCTGAAATGCACTCGGGTTCTCTTCAACATACAACAAAGGTACGCTGAGTCTTAACGCTGAGGTTCCTCGAGCCTTCATTTTCGCTTCCCAGCCACGCCGTCCAAAAACTTGAAATTCCCAGTCGCCAGCGTCAAATGATTGCTTGCCGCTGGTATAAACAAAACTTACGAGATCATTTTCACCCATACGGCCCATCATTCCACGCATTGACGGTGCATCTCGATAAGGAAATTTGTCAGGACCTTCAGGCGGCTCTGCCCTCCAAAGCCAAGTCAGATGCTCTTTCGCGATAGCAGCATATTCATCAAAGCACAAGCAAATTGCTTCCCGTACATTCGGCAAATGCGCGTCATAGAAAAATAAAGTTCCAGTGATTGCTGGAACTGATCCCACATAATCTTGTGCACCTTGTTTAGTTAATAGCCCACCCGGAATACGCATCTTTTCCGGGTGGTCGCGCATTAACTGAATGGGATCAAATGGTAAGTCGCTCATAAATATCCTAAAAAGCAGGAGTCGGAACTCCACCCGGCGGCGGGCGTTTTGTCACCAGCATATAAAGTATTCTTAATGCAGTAGCTGCAACACCCAATTCTTCCACTGGAATTTTTGATTCTTGCGGCTCAGGCTGACTGCAATCACAATCTTGCGGCCCAACTGTCACTAACTTTTTTTCATCGCCAGCAATTTCTATGTAAGCGTCCTGTTGAGGGGTTGTAATTTTGTCAGGTGGAAATTTTATCTCTACGATTTGCTTAATGTTCTCTTGCGTCGGAGGCTTTCGGGGATCAAGTACCGTAATGACGTCGGGCCTTCGGATCATGCCGGCCCCTTTCAAATACGGAGAACCGTGGTCCACTTCCCAATACTTGCTAATCCAACCGGGCAACCAATCATGTACCTTAGTCTCTATGCTTGAATCCATAATCGGTTCTGGCGGCATTTTGGTCATATCATAATTGACCTCAGGTTTATATGGACTGCGATGCTCCAACAGCTTATCAAGCTCTCGAAGTCGGCTTGAGACACAAGATTGCTTTAGTGATCTGCCGTCTTTTCCAATGCCCGGCGCGTCATTGCATTTGCAAATCGCAGAGCAAAGCACCTTCTTATCTTTAAAATCAAGAGCGGGCTGATTGATCTTCACAACGGTAGTTGTACCGTCACGCGACATGCCGCCCGTTGCAAGCGGTGTAGAAGGAGGAGTCGGCTCTGTCACGTTACGCTCTTCTCAGTAAGATCAAAAGCTAGCGCTTCACGTGCGGTGCGCTCTACCCATTGTGTAAATCCGTCGGCGTCGGTGGAGCCGGTCAAATATTGACCACTTGTAGAGCGAACTCGGACTGACTGATCAGTCACCGGCTGTCCGGAAATAGCATCGACAACTTGGAATCGCCCCCTAAAACGCTGCCCGATGTCGTCCAACGGCTCATCGTGATAGCTTGCCGCAAGATTTGATCCGATAGGGCCAAAATCACCCGATGCAAGAGAGGCGCTAGGCGCAGCAACACTTGAAGGATCAGTAGATGTGACGCATTGAGTGGAAATCAGTACGGCTCCGCAGGCAACCTTGCAACCATCGTAGGCTACTGCTTTCCCATCATCGAGAAGGCTATTGTCGCCCTGGCTTATCGGAAAAACACCCCGGCAGCGTGGACAAGAGACCATATCACCCACCCGTGCCCAACCTTTTCCGTGGGTGGCGGAATTCACTGATGCGGAAATAACGGTTCCGCCGTGACTTGTTTTATCACCCAAAACAATGATGTTACTCGACATGACACGCTCCCCAATTGCGTAACACAATGAGCATTAGAACGGAACAGCCTCCAAAGTTCCCGTGCTTTGATAATGTAATGTTGCAATCCAGATAACGTCGAGCGCTTTGTTGTACCAGAACTGCGCACCGTCCAAGAGGCCCGTGCCGGCAATTACAAAAGTCGTCTGCACTGCTCCGAAGAGAGTTAGGGCTTGCAAGCAACCAGCTCTACAAATCCAACTTGGCCAATCGTTCAATGCCTTTATGCGGTAAGCAGCGAAGAACCCTGAAACAGATGTTCCTGGATCTAAAAGAACTGGGATATGAAGGGTCGTACGACCGTGTGGCTGCCTTTGGTAGACGGTGGAAGGTGGGTCAAATGGAGAGGGTCAAATCAGTGAGCAAATCAACACTTGACCAGTTGGAACCTAACTGCATCAGTGACCACGTATTAACTCTCTTCCAAGAGAGCCATTATCTTTTAATTTAAATAGAAAGGACCTCGACATGTCTCTGAACAGCCTATTTCATACCATTGGCCATTCTCTTTCCGATGCATTTCATGGCCACAAGGTAGATAAAGAAGAACTGAAACAGGCCCATCCAATGAAGGAACACGGGGCAAAAGCAGAAGACATTAAGTAATCAAAAGTCCCGGCTGGTTCCGGGGCTTTCATGCCAGCTAGATAATTAGAAACAAATCTTCTGACCATCTTCGTAGGTGCAAGCGGGATCATCCTTCGCTGCGTTCACGCGACGGCCACTGGCCAAATTGGGCTCCGCAAAAACCGAGGATGCAAAAAAACAGAACAGCAGTATTTCAACAGGCTGGAAAGTGTCTAGTGCGACCGGGGCGATTCATTGCTCATCGACACCGACGATGCTTGACCAGCTCAAACGAAGAAGCTAGTAAACACTTCATCTAGCGCACCTGCGGGGAAAAATTTCTCCCGTTGGAAATTATTACATTTGATCAAAAAAAGCCCCGGCTACATCCGGGGCTTTTCTGCTTGCGAGAAGCCTTAGTTGCAGATTTGCCCACCTTCGTAAACCAAACAAGCAGGATCATCCTTTGGAGTATTAATATGAAGGCCTTTTGACAAAGCAAACGCCGAAGACGAAATACCGACCAACAGAGCAGCAGCGACGATGACTTTGAGTTTGCGCATAATCTTAATTCCTTATGAATTTACAAGAGAGAAGTCGTTAAAAAAAACGACAGCTCATTGTTTCATAAGCTCGCATTTAATACCTGACAAAATACTGTCAAATAGATGACATTATGATGAAATACGGAAACTTTTTTATTAAAAATAAGGGAACTTTTTACTTAATTATCTAACATTGTGAGAAAAATACTATTATTAAGGTGGCCGTCAATGATTTTTGAGCCGCGAATATGCTGCCAGCGATCAGGAATAAGGCTGCGCAAATAAGCTGAGTAATGATTTATTGAAAAATAACTCGTATTTTTATCTATTGATTTTTATTAAGGAAAATTTTTTCCTTAAAAAGGGAGCGTTTCCAACGTGCCGATATTTTTGTAAGGCGCAGTTGCAATCCAGATAACGTCGAGCGCTTTGTTGTACCAGAACTGCGCACCGTCCAAGAGGCCCGCGCCGGCAATTACAAAGGCCGTCTGCACGGCACCGAGCGAATTAGTGCTCGCGAGAGCCCAGCTCTGCACATCGGGCTTAGGGATGCCCCGAGAGGCGAAATACCGCTTCTGATCGAAGTCCCTGCATTCCATTTGTTTGCCGCAGTATTTGGCGATATAAGAGGCGAGCTTGTGAATGCCGTCCTTCCCGAAACCGAACTTGGAGGGATTGCGTACATCAATGTTTGACATCGAGCGCCCTTGTTCATCAACACCGACAATGCTTGACCAGATGGAGCGCAGGAGTTGATAGCACTGACGGCCACGGACAGCCACATGAAAATGCAAGGCCCCGCGCTGCTGTTCCTCAATCACCGCCACGTAATGGAAATCCACGCACCTCCCGACGCGACGCCGGAACTTGTCCCAATCCTTCAACGCCTTTTCACGATCAATCATGTTATCGCGATAGGTCAGCGTAATCATCCGATCCGCTCCGATGGACTTGCAGCGCTCCCTTACGTTTTTCTTAGCATTGCGAGCGGCCACCGCTTCGTTTCGTTCGCGGTTTTCTGATTCGCCGCGCTTGGTGCGCTTGCCAATGATCGGGGCCGGGCCTTTGAAGTGTTTTTCACGGCAGACGGTCACTTCCATCTGTCCGTCTGGATATGTGACCTTGCGCGCCACGTAGCGGTCATTCCACGTGTTTCTGATGCCCTCATCGCTCCAGCCTGGAGCCTTTTGCTCGAATTCGTTGCAGGCATCAAACGAAACGTTTGACAGATCAAAATCCGGGGTATAACTTGCAGACATTCATTCACCTATCTCAGCTAGTTGGATGAACGCCCTGATCGGATCGCGAGTCCTTTCAGGGCATTTTCTTTTGTGGACTGCCCTTCCCTACTCTCTTTTTTCTTTTCGGTTTGTCTGCCTTGGCATCCCGCTCCAGGCTTGTTTCCGTTAAGTATGCTTAATACAAGTCTAGGCGCTCGCTTCGCTCGCGCCGTCCTCGCAAGCTGCGGGCGGCGCGATCTTGCTGCGCCTATTTTTCGTTACGCGTAACGGAAATTCCCCTCCTCATCGAGCGCCGCAGCGCCCTTGATCAACCGCATAAAACCTGGCTTGTGAGTGCTACGCACTCATGGGCAGTTGAGGTCGTTTCTCCGATCAACCCGCCACCGTATTCCAGAGTTCTCCGCCTTTTCGATGAACGATAGCCGGCGCGTCTTTTGCCGCAAGGGGGTATTCATAAAAGCGCCAGCAACCGCGCTTTTACAAACCTTCCCCCTTGCGGCAAAAGCCTCATGCGCCGTCTATTCGATCATCGGGCGAAGAACTCAGGAAAACGGCGGCAGGCGGTAGACGAGAAACGACCGAAACCGCCGGTCTTACGGAGGGCTCTGAATCTAGGAACCCGGTCAGCTTTAACACCACCTCGAAGGCGCGATCATGGAACAACCAGAACTGCCCCTGCTGCATTTCCCCTATCAACCTTACTTCGCTCATTTCAAGCGCACACGTAAGGCGCTGGCCCCTGCCAACTTCGTTCCGCCGTGGAAGCAACTGCGTCTTACGCTCTATGTCCGCAATCTGATGCGCAAGGGCGCGGCCTTCATCTGGACACGCCCGGATGGACGTCAATTCTTCTGCAAGACCATGCGCCAACTGGTGGCGCGGATCATGGACTATGACGGCTATATCCTGCATACGATTTTCCAGTACAAAAATGGGCGTTTGATCCGCACCTAATTTATAGGCGTGACACCTGAAGGACGAGAAGAATTTCCGTCTTGCTGTTCTGGCCGGTATTGGAGCGCATCCAGTCAGGCAGGAACGAAAAGCCAATGCGGCCGGAGCTTTCGCGGTTCTCTGCAAGACCGCCAATGATGACGACATCACCGTCCGCGACCGACAATGAAGTGCTGACTTCGCGCTTGGTCAGCGTGGGCGAATTGTTGACTCCGGTTTGCGTGACAATGAAATTTGATAGCTGCTGGCCGACTGTCAGATCCACTACGGACTCCCGCACAATCGGTTTCAGATCGAAGATAACCCCCGAGCTGCGATACTCCACCGACTGCACCGGAGCGCTTCCATTCCCCGGATAACTGATCGCGCCCAGTACAGGCACATCCTGACCAACCGCGAAGCGGCCAGCGGCACCAGAGCGCACACGTAACGATGGCGCAGATATCGTCTTGAAGCGGCTATCACTGGAGAGCGCTGCAAAGACGGCATCAATGGATGAATTCTTGAGGCGTACAAAACCATCGAGCGTGGAAGGTTGCGAAACGCCCGCAGAGACAGTGCCGCCGAGCAGATGCAGCGCGAGAGAAAACGCCGAGCCTTCCGCACCATTGGAAGCGACTTCAAACACCTGGCCACGCACCATCACTTCCCCTTGTCGCGTATCGAGTTGCGCAAGCAACGCGGACAGTTTCTTGATATCGGTTTCCGTCCCATTGAATACCAACGCATCGGGATCAGTATCGAGCAGCGAGGCAGCAGACCCTGCCGGAGCTGGCGCTTTCGATTGGCCGGTCGCCGCATCCGCCGTTATCGCTTGCGGCGCGCCATGAATAGATCGGGTGGAGGTGAATTCCCCCTTTGGGAAAAGACCGCGCAATAGCTCAACTAGATAAGTCACATCGCGATACTTCGGTCGATAGACGAACGGCTCTTTGTCCGGTTCCGCCTCTTTAACAATCCCGACGATGTCAACCCCGTTCACTGTGCGCACTGATAAGCCAAGTAGCCCCATGAAGCGCGAGACTTCAGATCGAGCAGACACGCCAGTGCCGAATCGGAATGAGACAAGCCGCTCATCGGCCACCACTTCAGGCTGTATCAAGTATGGCGTCTTGAGTATCTGCGTATACATCGCTTCGACCGCTTCCGCCACCCTCACCCGCGAAAACTCCATTGCGCTATCGGACTGTGGAGGCGCACCAGGAGGAAGCGGCATAGACAAGGGCGTGAGAGGCAGCAGCGGGCCACTCGGAGCAGCGACCGCGAGCGTGCTGTACGCCATCAGTAACGCCGTAATCATGCGTTTCATTTCTTCCCCTCGATGTGAACTGAATGAATGACCGCGCCGGAATAGCGCGTCACTTTGGCACCATCAATTTCCCCGATGGTCTGCGGCCCCATTTGCACGAACATCGAGGGAGATTCATAGCGAAGACGGCCAGCTTCATCCGCAATAACGACATAGCTTGTCGTACCGAACCGAGCCGTTCCTACGATGCGCCACGTATCTGAGAATGCAGGCTTTGTGGGCTGCACAGTAGATTGCTTGCCGTTGTTAGTGCTTGTGTCTTGCCTTCCTGCCTGAGTCGATTCGGCAACTGGCTTCGGATGAAAAAAACGATTGATGCTGTACAAGCCAGTCACCAAGGCGACCAGAAGAACCCCGCCTGTCATCCATATCTTTTTACGCGCCAGCATGTTTTGGCGCTTATCGACGTTGACGATTTTCCCGTCCGCGCCACCCTTGAAGGATGAATATAAGGGGAAGATATCTTTGCGGTACTTGCGCAGTTCGACACTAATGCGCGCCGCCTTGCTCTGCTTATTCCCCTCAAAAATCGACACGCTGTAATGCGTGGGCATCCCCAGGGAGATTTTCTTGTGCGTGCGAATGTGAAACGCCACCACGTTCTTTACAAAGCGATTCAGCGTGGACATGTCCTGAATCATCAGCACTAGATCGCAGGCCACGCCGGTTTGCTCATTGGTGAAATGCCGATGCTCTAAGAAGAAGCTTTTATGCTCTTGCAAGAGATTCGCGCCAGTCGCCGGCCAGAACCGCCACGCCTCATCAATGCACACCAAATCCCCTGGCTGGACGATGGTATCGGTATGTGCCCCTTTCTTGTCGTCGTAATAGGGGAAGAAGTTGGCGAGCGCAACATCGCCATTCGTGACATGGACCACCTCGCCTAATTGCTCGGGAACTGGCTTGTAATTCTTTTCGATGTAGGCTCGAATCTTGTCCCCATCGATCCCATCCACATTGGTGACTACCCGCCGCCCTTTGGCGATCGCAGGGACAATGACCTCTGCTACCACTTCATAGCTTTTGCCAGAGCCCATCAGGCCGGTATAGACATTGATGCCCATGATCAGCCAATCAGCGGAATACGACGAATCGTGAAGCGCGTCACGTAGGCCGACAGCAGCAGCGGTATCCCAGCCTTGATATTGAACAGATTGAGGAAATACCAGACCGCATTAGGAATGCCGCCGAAGGCATTCGTGAGCTGGTCTCCAGTTGGAAGGAATTGCACGATGACGGCCATAAATTCAGTCGTCACGAAGAACAGTGCGAAGAACACGACGAACTTAACAATAATCGACCGCAGGACGAATGCAAGGACGGCATTGAGCGCCGATAGAACGATGCCAAACATGTCGCCTCTCCTTTATGAGCGAAGCACAATGAACAGCGCTAGGAGCGCATAGACCACCGCCATTGCGGCATAGAGAGACGACCTTGATTGCTCCAAGAGCGGGCAATGATCCTTGAAAGCAATCTCTTTGCCGAAGACGGGAACGCTCCACGTCGGGCATTGCACATCCACACTAGGCACCACGAAAGACTTGAGCGTCGGAAAGATATTGCGCGTAGGCGCAATAATTTGCGTGGCGGTCGGAATGGGCTCTAATGACGGCGCGCCGATGCCAGGATCAGGGCCGAGATTTTCCAGCGGCTGATTGCTGGGATTCGTACCCGTATTCGGTGCCGAGCTGGAGGGATCGACCGAGGATTGCGGAGTGCTGGAGGTGGGCAAGCCGAATGGCGACAATCCAGCAGGAGAACTTGAAACGGGGCCACTGCTCGGAATCGGATTAGTCACATTGCCCGTTGCAGGATCAACTGGCGAGGCCTGCTGTGGCGTTACAAAGTCCCCTACTGTCGGCCAGTAATCGGGATGCGAAGATTGCCAGTTGGAGACATCGCCCGTTGTGATCGGATTGGAGGCGTCATAAGGCAAGCCATCATAGCCAGACGAACCCGCAGCGCTTCGCCACGCTGCATTGGCGATATCGGCAATAGGCTGAGTTGGCAGAGGCGCTACAAGATCAGAAGAAGACAGCGACTTGGCAGCATCAGCGGCGCTCATAGTAGGAGCCGGGTCTAACTCTTTAAAATTGGAGGCGGGACAGACGCCATTTGTTGCCGTGAGCTTGATGCCAGGACAAAGCGTTTTATTGCCGGACGACTTCTGAGGCCAGCCCAATGACCCCATGTCTATGGTGTAAGGACTCCCCGTATCTGGAGTCACGGAGCGGATCAGGTGGCAATTGCCATCCGAATTCATAACAGCACGTTGCGTACCGTGCCCACCCGGCATCGTAAAGTCGGTATACGACGCACCTAAACATGCACCGTTCGGAGAACTCGCCACCGCATTGGAAAAGATATAAATCGTATCGGGAGGTGCCAAGCCAGCAGGTGTATTGATCGAGCTTGGATTATCTCCAACCTGTACGTTGCCGTTTTTGCTGTAATACCACTTTGCCGCGAGATAGCCGATAGCCCACCCAACTGCGGTAGCCGCTACCATAGTACCGATGACGATAGCGCCGACCGTTCCCCACGCCACCAGCGCGCTCGATGCGGCAGCAGCCCCGCCAGCGGCAGCTCGTGCTTGCGTCGCTTCAACCATGGCATCCGTGAGCGGATAAGAAGAACGTACTAAGGTATTGGTCAAGCGGGGATCAGAAGCCGCAATACCATTGGACACTGCCTTAGCCTGAATCACACCGGCAAGCGCATTCTGCACTTTGGAGACTGGCACGTTAGCGCTATGTGCATCCAGCCAAACGGTCCACAGCGCTACGAGCAAGAGGAAATGAGCGCGCTTCATTTTGAAACCTCAAGGCCGACGACCACCGCCCACGCGCAAACCATGCCCCACGCGAATGCGATCAGATACCACCAGTTCGAATAATTCATCGCTTCCCCCGCGAAGACAGTTTGCTCATCAGCGTTTGGCAAATCGATACGATGCAATAAGCAAAAATGCACCCGACGCAACTGGCTGAAATCAAGAGCCAAGCAGACATGCGTGCCAGCGCATGAATATCCTCAGATGAAATCGAAACGGCGATGTTTGAACAAAACACGGATTTCCCCTCCCAATGGCTAACTTCTGCCCCGACCAGAATTAGCAGACGTAAAAAAAGGACGATGCAGCGCTACATCGTCCCTGATTACAGCTTGGCGAACCTTAGGCCGACTTCAGGAACGCCATCACCAGCTTGGCCGCTTTCACGGTCACATGCACCACGGCCAACACTGCGCCGATGGCCAGAACGCCGGTCACGATGTCACCGGACGAGACAGCACCGGTAATCGAGCTCAGATCAACGCTGGAGCCAGCGGCATGAGCAGGCAACGCTGCGACTGCGGCCAGACCAGCAGCGGCAACGGCTGCACCTTTCTTGAACTTGGAAAGCACTTGCAT